TCCTTGGGCAAATCACTCAACATGAACGACGTATCTTCCATCTTCTCCGGGTCGGTCCAGTATTTCCGATCTTCCTTGGCTTCCATCATCGTCATGGTGAGATCAGCGCATGCCGCCAGTTGCTGCTCGGTCAACAGCGCGCGATCGCGCAGCGTCGGCGAGGCCGTCTTCATCAGCGTTTCCGCATGAGCACCGGCGCGCACGCCGGACTCACCCTTGCCCTGCATGATATCGGGGAATGAACCAAGCGTATTGATCTGCTCCTGTACGTATTTGATGATCGGCAACAACTCGGACGGAAATTTCGGCGTCAGATCCTCGACCTTCGAATTCGGCCCGCCGTTCCAGTACCCGGCCAGGCGAAACTGGGCGTAGGCTTCGTCCGTCATGGTGTTGTCGCCGGAGAACGACAGGATCTTGTCGATCTGCAACCCGATCAGCCGCTTCAGGTCGTCGCACAGCGCCGACAGGAAGCCCTGCGGCTCGATCAGATCGATCAACTCGCTACGTCCCCAGAACCAGTTCACCATCGGGTTAGGCTGGATCAACCGATACGGCTGTACGCGCTCGATCCCCATCAGGTTCGATAGTTTGAACCGCGTGACCAGGATATCGGGCTCGACGATCTGAATGGTCTGATAATCCTCCTCGCCCTTCACCCACAACTCGTGAAACTTCACTGTCGGGGCGCCGTCGGTCGGACTGATGGTCGGATAATTCGGATCGTTACCGAGCTGGACGATGCCGCCCGGCAGCGGACGCGTCGCCGCATTGACGCCGGTGTTGAGCTGCGAGGTCGATAGCACCTGATGGAAAAAGCTGTCCGGCCCAGAGCCGATCGATTGACCCATCTGGCCGTGCACCATGATGCGATCGAGCAACTTGTTCGCGTCAGGGAAGCGCCAGATGCGCTGCCATACCTCGGGGCGGGTCAGGTACGACGTCTCGCACATCGCTTCCTGATTATCGATGTCGCTCTCGCTCTCGCGATAGACGCCGAAATTCCACGGCATCACCAGTTTCTTCTCGTAATAAATCCGCTCCTTGCCGAGGGGACCTTCCGACTTCGGCCACTGCTTCAAGATCGCACAGCCGTACTTCAGACCTTCCTTGACGCCTTGGCCGAACAGCGTGCCGCAGCCGGACCGCTCCCAGTGCCGGGTCAGATGCTTGGCGGCGACCTGCCCGCGCTTGATGACGTCGGGCTTGTAATCGTTGTCGAAGTCGCAGGCGAATTTCAGTTCGATCGGCGAGAACAAATGCGACTGGGTGCGTTCGAGATGCGCGTTCATCATGTTGATGAGCGCCTTGTTGCCGTCGGGACGTCCGGTCTCGGCAATCTGATTCAGCAAACGATAGTAAGCTGCCCGGTTGCCCTGGCTGATCCGGCAGGTCTCGATCAATTCCGTTGCCGCCGGGATCAGTTCCTTCTCGGCTGTCGGGAGAGGGATCATGCTGCTTCCTTAACCCATTGCGCCCAGCCTCCGAGCAATAGTAATCCTCTGTATTCGGCCTCTACTACACAATAGCGCCACGTCCTTAGCCACGGCAAAAAATCAACCAGCAGATCAGGATGATCCCCGGGATAATGCCTAATTATATAACTGAGCAGCAGATCATTCTGCACTTCGGCAATGGGAGACCCGAAAATTGTTGCGTACTCACTCATACAGGCGACCTGTAATTCGGGTTGTTGGTGATCTCAAGCGGCAGCGGAGCACTCCCGATTGGAGCCAGGGCCGCTTGTACCCGATTGCGCGAGCGCAGGCCAGCATGTGGGGCCACACCGGTGTGGGCCTGTGTCGCGAAATTCTGGGCCTCGGCCACACCAAAGCCGGTCGGCATGCCTCGCGCCTGCATCTCGGCCATCCGCTGGGTCACGGGGTTGTTGACTTCTACCGCGGAGAACTCGGCGTCCTTGCGATCGTTGAGGTTGGTGATCTTGAGATTTGACATCTCAGATACCGGGACACCGGCCATCGCGGCGCCGAGTTCAGCCCGCTTCTCCGAGCCGTCCATGATGTCGCGCGCCACCTTGTCGTTGTTTTTCGACTTCTGCGACAGGAAGGCGGGCATCACGACGACGTTGTCGGGCACCCGGTTGTTGATGTCGGCGCTGCAAAGCGGGCAGAAATCCGGCCAGCCCTGCGTGACGTCGTATTTGAACTTTTTCTCGCAGGCGGGACACTTCAAAACTACTGCCATTAGTGATTAAATCCTTGTGCAAACGCCCACAATAGGAACACTAAAAAGGCAAGCACTACTCCCATCCCGCCTACAATCAAGACGAATTTCACAACGTCAAGTACCGTAATTGCATGCTCCATAGTTATCTCCCATACCGCCAAGTATTCTTCATCGCCAGTCGCTGCTGCGCGATCCGGCTCTGCTGCTTCTGGCCCATGAACGCCGACATCATGTTCTGATTGAACATCTGGGTCTGGTCAACCACGCTCCGCATCTTTTTAACCTTCTCAGCCTCGCGCGATCGCTTCTGAACGATCAATTGCCGCCGCATCTTGATCTCCCAGTTATGCGCCGTCAAAGCCGCTGCCAGCGTGCGGTCATCCTTGCCGGCATCGCCGGTGCCGTTGGCCTTGATGGTGTCGCCGTCACGCGCCACTCGCTGCATTTCCCGGATCAACTCCTGCGACCGAATCCGCAGCTGGCCGTTGCCGACCAGCGAGCGCAACTGCTCGAGGATCATGATCTTGTTCTGCTGCTGGGTGTTGTGGGTCGGAATCATGCCCGAGCCTGCCAGGAACAGTCGGGAAGGGCTATCAACACTGAGGCACTTCACCGGAACCGAACCTATTGACTCTACCGAAACGATTCGATGGCGCTTTGACACACTCAGCCGCGGTTTCCATTCGCCTTTGCGTCCCTTCGTTTTTACCGTTGCCTGTTGGCGAGCAGCCTTTCTGCTTAGCCTGAAAACAAGCATGTCGGGGTACCCGGTAAACCAAAACTGATACGCGGGCTTGCATTCAGATTTCTTCCCGCGATAGCTCAATTCAAGATTTCTTACTACAAACTTCGCCTTGATGCCGAGAGATCTCAAAAGTTCTTTGAACCCTTTGGCGAGATCAGGCCGCGTCGTCGTAAATCCGCACTGGCGACTAATATCGATCGACCCGTCCGTATCCATTAAACCTTGCAGCAGCGCCAATCGCTGCTCTTTCGAGGCTCGCAAATACGCTTCTGGAATGTGCTTGTTATCGATCAACCCGCTTGATTTTAACCTGTGTGAAAAATCCGATATTGCACGACTGCATACGGTTCGGGGAGGCGACCCGCGCTTCAGCGTTCCCAGCTGATATCCTGCCATTTCGATGTGGTAAGAGATTTCAAGTAGATCGGCTTCATTGCCAAAAATATAAGGTCGCTTGCTATCCCCATCGCCGAGCCACGCCCCTAACACGTAGGGGTCAATCGGAAGCGACTTCGCAGGTAATTCAAGTGGCTCGGCAACCGCGATCGAATAAGGCTCCCAGCGACGAGGTGACTGAAAACCGTTCATCAAGTCGACTGTTTTTACTAGCGCTCCGTTGTTTACGGGCCAAAGATGCTGATCGTCAGCGACGATCGTTGACCCGTCCTCGAAAGTTATTTCGAAGCATTCGTGGTTTTTCATAACGGGCGAGCAACCCGTGACGCGGCATACTTGCCCTCGGTCGTCAAAAATTTTGTCTCCTACTTTTAGTGCTCCCATTGTAGTCCACCCCGAAGGAGTGGGAATGATTTCGTCGGTAAACAGGCATTTCCAGTGCCATGCGCCACCGCCTCCCATCGAATCGGCGCGGGTGTAGATGTACTGCTTGACGTTCTGAAAGATGTTGCGAATGCCCTGCTCGGCCAGCGGCGCGTAGGAATTCTCGATCTGGAATTTCAGGCCCTGCAACTCGGTCAGCACCGCGCCGCCGGGGCCATTCAATTCGAGAATATACTTGATCTCGGTCAACGGCTCGGAGCCGTACCAGCCCATCACGGCGGCGATCACCCACGCAAAGTGCTTGGTTGAGATCAGCGGGTAGGCGTACTCGGCGACCTGGTCGACGCCATCGGAGTAGCAACGAAAAACCTGGAAGCTCGATCGATCGTTGTTCTCGTTCTCACCAAAGGCCGGATCAATGCCGATCGAATACACTGCCTCGCGTTGCGGCGGCTCCCACACTTTCAGTTCTATGTTCCGCGATGTCTCCGCCGGATAAACCTTAAGATCGCAGAATTCAGTGCCGGGCAAAAACATGTAGGATTTGTATTTGTTGGAAACATGCTTATCCGACTGGTCCTTAAGGCTCTCACCAGAGAAAAATACACTGCCCGTAATCTGGAATGCCTCGTCCTCGTCCCACGGATCTTCCTGTTTCTGGAACTGGTTTGCCTCGAAACCAGCGTCAGTATCACCAGTATCGCGAGAAGCCGGATCGACCAGTCGACGATACCAGGCAAGCTGTTCCTGCGAAATGGCAAAGTCGTAAAGCTCCTTGACCTTATCGATTTTCTTCTGCTCGTCGACAGTCGGCAGCTGCGTACCGTAAAACTCCCAGTCCTTGCTGTCACGCTCGATGCGCTGGCCGTCGTGGCTCCACCAGCCGATAAAAATTGTAACGCAATGATGCTCGTCAGCACGCGCCTCGTGCCACATGTCCATCCAAGCGTTAGGGCCTCTGGCTGTACTTTCCCAAATATACAACCTATCGGGGTGACTGTCCGAAAGCGATCTCCGATACGATACAAGTCCTTCGTCGTTTTCCCAGCTACAAATTTCGGACCCATGACTAAGGGTCAAATCCGCTGAACGTCCTAGCGTGCCCGACGTCTTG